TAAGGAGCATTATAAGCATCTCGACCATAAAATCTTACACCACCCACAGTTTTGTTAGTGCCAGATGTTTGGTCATCATCGTTAAATAAAGATAATATTGGTAAGTTATCAGAAGTATTACCTATATTTGAAATCTCCATAGAGGAAGCATTTACATTTAGAGTTCCATTTATAGTTGTAGCACCTGCTACTGTTAAACTAGCACTTGCTAGTGTTAATAAATCAGGATCGCTTGTATGTCCTATTGTAGAGCCATCAACAGCTATATTATCAACTGTCAAAGCAGATAAAGTACCTACACTGGTTATATTAGTAGCGGCAGATGGTAGTCTTGCATTAGCTATAGTTCCATCTAACTGACTTGCATCTATAGTTTTGTTTGTAAGAATATCTGTACTCGATGCAGTTATAAATGAACTCAACTCTGAATCTCTTGCGATACCGCTTGGAATTACTGAATCAGATATAGTTCCAGTAAGCTGACCTGCATCAATAGATTTATTAGTCAACACATCTGAGCTTGATGCTGTAATAAATGAACTTAACTCTGAGTCCCTAGCAATCCCACTAGGTATTCTTGCATCGTCTATTGTGCCAGTTAATTGGTCGGCATCGTATGCACCAGTTAATGTCGTAGCTGCTACAGTTCCATTTACAGTAAATGTAGTATTTGATGTATTGTATTTTACCTCACCATGTACTCTGTGTGTTTGTGAACCTGCGGTGTCATTATCGACAAATGTAACGAATTGGTCTCCAGTACCTGATGTAGAAGTAGCAACTGCATTTGCAGTTGTAGCAAGTGTTGCTTGACCTGCTGTTGTTGCTGTTGCTGAGTTACCAGTACAAGAACCAGATGAGCCACTTACATTACCAGTAACATCTCCAGTTAAATCACCACTGAATGCTGTGGCAGATAATGTACCACTTGATGCGTTATAAGTAAGTGAACTTGCATCAGTCTTTGCAGATAATGTGCCACTAGCATCACCACTCAATAAAGGGAACATAGTTGTATCTGTTCCTGCATCTGTTGGTGAAATAGGTGAAGCAACTGTGGATAACTCAGAATACTTAGCAAGTCTATGACCACCTACTTGTGAACCATCGTGAACTCGTATGGTGTCATTAGTAGTATCAACTGTAATCTCACCTTCTAAACCAGTAAAACCAGAGCCATCACCCTTATCAGTGTCATGCTCGTCTGCTGTGCCTCGTCTTTGTTTAACTGCTGTAGCCATAATTTACCTCAATCTAAAACCTATAGATATTCTATTACAATCAGAAGTTACTTGATGAGCAAACATTCTTTCAAATTCACCACAATAAAAAGTATTTACAGAAAATCCTTTAGGTGCAAGTATAGACTTTTTCTTACCTTTTTCATAATAATCAAAAGATGATTTTTCATCTTCTTCTGACCAAATTAAATAAACCCTATCTCCAGTTTGATATTTATTAGTATGCCAACCCATATAACCATTTTTTTTATACCAAATAGTATTTCTTAATTCTGCCTGACAATCTGCATAGTAAGTTAAAAGACTATGTCTTAAACGATTTATTTGAGGAGCAAAATTACCTTGAGGGTTTAAAAAGTAAAAATCTGCATTAACTGCACGATTATGCTCTTTGCAATCCTTATATATATTTTTTGATTTCTCACCTCTATTGTCTCTTGCAATTCTAATAGATGGGTCTTTTGACAAAATATTATCTTTAATATATTTTTCAAATTCATCAAAATCAAAATTTGGAAACAAATCTTCAGGTTTATGTTGTGTTACACTCATGTTAATAGACCTCTCACATCAACTCCATACATAGCTTCGCTATCTGAAGTTCCTACTTGTAAATTTACTAAAACTTGTGCTTGGAGCACTTCATCAACCTCTATAGTTATAATCTCACCAACTGCTTGCGTTGATGGTATAAAATCTAGTTTTAAATGACCAGTAGCTGCATCAGCAGCATCACCACCATATGTAGTTTGACTTTTAATAGTATTACTGCTTAACAAAGTGGTAGATGCACCAACTGTTCTATAAACATTAATATTAGCTTCTCCTACTGGAGGTTTATTATCTCCTGAATTTTCTTGCTCAGTAGATCCACATCTAGCATTCAATCTATATCTATATCTTCCTTCTGTATTTATATATACTTGAATTACATTTGAGTCATCTGCATCTGCAACAGCACTAGCTTGCCATATACAATACACTCCTGCTGATGGTGTATTTCTTTTAAATATAGCTCTATTTAAAACAGAATCACTAGATGGGCTTCCTGCTGTCGTTCTTGGTGCAGTGCTATCACCAGTTCTAATTGCTTCAAGATTATCTCTTAAAGTAGTAATTAGTGTATGAGTGATAGGTGCATCAATAGCAACCTCTGATTCGTCTATTTCTCTATAAGCCATTATAGTATTCCATAAACTTCTGCACCCCACATAGCATCTGAATCATCAACTGAAACAGTCATAATAATATTTCCTAACGGATAAACACCAGTCATGTCTGCAATTATATTTACCTTCTCTCCTGCATCTAAATCTTCATCTGATACTGTAGTATGAACAACTGGGCCACTTGGAGAGCTTGTCCCATCTGTATGAGTAAACAAAGTAGATTTTATACCGCTAATTGCAATTTTTTCTATTGTTAATGACATATGATTTGAACTTATAGTATTGCTATTACTATCAACAGCGTGTTCAGCAAGTTTGGTTTCTATTTTAATTCTATATGTGCCATCTGTGCGAACACCAAATCCTAATATACTTGTATCATCTCCACCTATATTTTCATGCAGTTCTAATATAATATTATCACCTGCTGTTGGTGTAGTTCTTGTGATTGCAGCCATCTGTATTGGTGGTGAAGTATCATCTCCCTCAAATACAGCATCAACATTATCTTTTAAAGATTGCATAGTGGTGTTCTGAACTGGAGAACCTACTGTTATTTCAGCATCAGGTATTGATCTATAAGTTGTCATTATCCTAACCTCCCAATAGCCTCTATTCCCCACAATGCGTTTGTATCTGCAACTGCTACAGTTAAAATTATACTTACTTCAATACTTGGATTATTCTCTGATATATCTACATAAATAATATCATCTTCTTGTAGAGATATATCAAAATAGTTTGTACTCATTTGTGATTGACTAATTATAGCAGTATGATAATCGTGAACCTCACCTGCCCTTAACCTTCTAAAATTTGCTTGTGCTTGAGATGGGTTAGTATTACCATCATCACTATTTCCATGAGTGTTTTGACCATTCCTGAATGTCATTCTAACTCTATAATCGCCATCTCTCCTAATATTTACAGAAACACCTGCTCCAATTGGCTCATTAAAATGACCAACACTTTGAGCTATAATTATATTTCCTGGATCTGGCTCTGCTGAACTAAAAAATGCTTTATAGCTAGGCGGATTAGGAATTGAAGCATCACCTTCTCTATAAGCTAACATATTATCTTTTAAGGCATGAAATAGTTGCTGTGTTAGTGGTGCTCCAACAGCTACTTCTGCCTCTGATATTTTTCTATAAGTTGTCATAATTAAACTATTGTATAAGGTTCTCCACCAGTAGACATTTTTGCAGATGGTGTGATTCTTACAGTAGCACCAGTTCCACTATGTCCAGTTAAAGTTACTACTTGCTCAGTATAGCCTTTATGGCTTGATTCTGCACGCTCTGAGCCAGTTTCAGGGTTACTTGTAACACTTACTGCTGTTACCACATTACCGCTTACAGTAACACTTAATTCCAATCCAGTACCTTGTGTAACACCCTCAATTTCTGTACCACTAAAAGTATGATTTCCATTATCATATCCAGAACCTGCTGTTACTAATGATACTTCAATAAACTGTCTACTATTACTACCTCCATTTTCAGTAGTTGATACTGGCGAATCACAAGATATGTAAGATTTAGTCAGCCTATTGCCAGTATAGGGACTATCGTCTGTCCCACTACCACCACCATCAGTAGCAAA